AGTCATCATCAAACAATGGATGCTGAACAAAACAAACTGAGCTACCAGCAAAATTCATTTTAGTAATATGGTAGCCTACTTCAATTTCTGCACCACCTGTTACATTTTGCATTAACTGAGCGTTTTGAGCCAATACAAAACGAGCCATTTTGCGCTGCGCATTGTAATATCCATCAATGCCTGTCATAAATACAATATTAACACCAGTTGTTGAGGTGCTTGATGTTTTAGTTAACAGTTTCATTGCATCAATGAAATCATCTTCTGTGGCTTCACCGTTAACTCCTGATCCAAAAATTTCATTACCTCCTGAAATTTGCTCTTCGATACCGTCACCCATTGTGATTCCATTTCCGGTATCAGTATCAATAAGGTTAGGATTTACAGCACGGCTACCGTCAGGATTTTTCATAGTTGAAATACCGAATATCTTAGCATATTCGTTCTCCATAGCCCATTGAGCTTCTGCCTGGCGTACTTTTTCAAACTTCCATCCTTTAACAGGACCGTTTGAACTCATGTACTCATACCATAATACGTCTGTAGCAGCATCTCCAGAAATACGTACCGTTTTACGCTGTGTTGTCATGTCCACGATAAAAGTATCAGGGAACTGATCGCGACCGTAACCTTTTACGGATTTCTCGCCGTAACCAGTCGTAGAAGGGAAGCATGTATATGTACCAGTTCCTTGTGCAGCAACAACAGTTGCATAATTAAATACTTCTTTTTGCGGATGCTGGAAGTTATATAACCATCCACCCGCTACTTTTGTAGGCTCAGACAAGGCCATTGCGGAGTAACGATTACCATAGAACACACAAACTTGTCCCTTGTAAATATAGTTATCTTGCATTAATAGCTGAAATGTTCCATCTGCTCCAGATGAACCAACTTGAGCTAAAATGGTTGATGCTTTTTGAATACGCCCCATTACATTAAACCGTAATGCTGTATCTCCAATTGCCTGACCTTCTTTAATTTTACCAAATTTAGTTGGCTTTGTAATGTCAATACCATATGGAGTAATAGCGCCAGATGTTAACAGTGTTGTTAATTGTCGCTGATCTACACGCTCCAGCATTTGACGGATTGCTGGAAATTTTTGCTGGTTCCTGATTAAATCAGATTCTAAAGTACAATCACCAGAAAATGTACCTCTTACTAGGTTCGCTTGACCTGGATTAAGTGTTGGCATAATTTTTATTTTAAGGGTTTAAGTTTTTGTTTTTTTAACTCCCTTTAAGATGTGTGTCAGTTTCTAATTTTTCAAAATTTCCTTCTACTGTATTTTGTTGTAATCTTCCTGCTCCTCCAGTTGTTACAGGAGGTATGTTATGCAGTTTTTTTGCCATTTCGAGTTTGCCCCTATTGTAGTTTTTAACTTCAAGATTTTTTTGGGCGGTCTCTCCATATTTCACGAAAGCAATGAATTTAGCTTTCATTTCAGGGTCTTTCAGTAATTGGTCGTACTTTCCATTACTATATTCGACCGATAATGACTTTTTTACATCTGCACTTAAAGGTGTGCCCATAATATCTGACATATTATTCAGAGCTTTTGACATGGTTTCCATCTCTAATGTGCGCTGTTGTTGTAAAAAAACTTCTCTATTTGCTTTGTGTTTATTTATTAACTGTTCTCTCTCAGAAAGAATTTCTTTCTCCATTAAGTCCAGCTCTAATCTTATTCTGGTTGCATCATGCTCAATCTCACCGCTCTCTATTTTTTTTTGAACATCAGCATCAATAAATTCTGGTGTTGCATTAGGAAGCCTCAATTGAAGGTCCTCCCTATATAATTGAACGGAATCCATGTTTTTGAATTTCTCAAAATTCTTTAATGGAGCCACAATATCTTCATGCTTCATTCCCATATCAGCAAGTTCCATATAAGCCCTATGCTCTGGATCATATTCAGCAAAAAGTTGTTCTTTTGTTAAAGATTTAACTTCTTCTATTTGAGCTTTTAATGGAGAGGTAATAGCTTCTTTAAAGGCTTCATAAGAATCTTCTTTAACTTCTAATCCTTCTAATTTAGCAATTGATACCCAACTTCCTTCTTCTGGCTCATTTTCTGTTACTGTTTCAGGCGTTAACTCAACTACTCCTTCAAGTAATGGATCAACTTCTTTTTCTTCCGATATGGTTTCTTCTTTTTTATCTTCTGGCTTATCCGCAACAACATCAGGTACAATTTCCTGCTCAACAGGGTCTTTTAATTCTTCTTTAGTTGGCTCAAGTTTCGGCTCTTCTTTTTTAGGCTCAAATGTTCCATTCAAAACAGTATCACTTTGCAGAAGCTCGAAGTTCGGTTTTTGTACAGGTTCTACCTCTCGCTGAACATTTTCTGTACTTACTACTTCATTGGTTTCCATTTCTGATTAATTTTTGAGTAAATATATTAATAATTTGAATTGTTTATGCTTTCAGCGCCAAATTCATCCTCATTTCTGTATTTATGTTCATTTTCTATAACTTTATCTGAAGCCTTTGCTGAATTTACTCTAATATCTGTGTCTCCTTGTAAAACAATCATGTCGGCCTGTTGCTGTTGTTTGTCTTCTCGGTCTTCTCTTGCCAATTCAATTTGTTGTTGCAGTTGAGCCTGTTGCATTTGCTGTTGATTTTGCATATTCGCCTGTTGATTTTGAGATTCAAATTCCTTTACTTTTGCCCATGCGTCCTCTAAAACAGATTTTTGGTCAGCAAATGTTTCTGCCAAAGCAAATTTCAAAGCATCTTCTGGTCTCATTTCTTTAGCATTTAATGAAGCCTCCATCAACCCTTGCATAAATTGCTTTACCTGTTGATATTTTCCGCCATCTTGTAAATGAACACCATAATCCTTAAAGCCAATATCCTGGCTAACTTGTAAATATTTCCATTTACTAGTACCTAATATTTGTTCACCTTTTTCAAGTTTATAAAAAGCCCATGTAATCTTAGTAGACTCTACAATCTTCATAAGAGTTTTACTAATATATAGATAGATACCATAAAAGAAAGGCTCTGTGATAGTTCTTGATGCCTGAATAGCTGAATTAGTATTAGTTGCTGTAGCGCTAGCAGATATTTGACCTTCCCTATTCTCATTAATTCCAGTCATCCTATCCATCATAGCTAAAATATCATTCTTAAAAGCTATTAACTGCGAAAAAGACTGACTTAATCCCATGTCAAACTCTTGAAGAATATTATTAAGACTAACATCTCTTCCGTGCATATTTCCAGCAGAACTTGTATCATAGGTTACAAATCCATCATTAGTTGCATCATACATAACTTTTTTCACAGAGCTTCTTGCCCCTAATGTCGCAGTATTAAACCCTAAAACCTTACCATTTGCCCGATTAATGTCTTTGAGTATTTTATACATAGTAATATCAAAAATATTACTCCAATTCTCCATCTCCTGAAACAATGAGATTCTTTTTCCGTCAACCGTATTACACAAATATCCAGTGTAAGATCCTGATATAATCCTAGTAGGGTCATCTACTCTTCTCATTTGAAAAGCAGCTTCTCTAAAATTAATATCTAATTCGTTCATGCCACCTATCCTAGTTGCCTCATATAAGGTTTCACGCCATTTAACTTCTATTTTTAGTTTACCCTTTTTCTCTTCCTTGTCATAATATTCCTTTCCTTTTTCATATTTATCAACGTCTAATTCTTGAGTGATAAATCCTTCACTAGAATCAAATGCTAATTGATTAGGTGTTTTAGGCATTTTCTTAAAATACATTGGTTTAACAGACTTCCATTCAATATGAATAACTTCTACTACCAGTCCTCCATTCGGCTGCATTCTAAGACTTGAACCATACCTACTTAAATATCCTGCCGGATTAGCAGCAATCTCTTTAAGCTTATCTCTCTGGTCTTTCGTAAGCCTATACCTCATCAATACATCATGTACTGATAACCATTGGCGGGAACCCATAATAGGGCTTTTTTCTAAAAAATAATCTCCTTGTATTTCTTCATAAATAGCATCTCGCGGATCAATATTTATAAAGTCTGTTTCACCTTCTTCGTCTCGTTCTATTTTACCAAAAATAACAGAAGCTATAGCGCAATTTAATACGCCTTCGGAAAACTTTTTCTTTAAATCTAATTCAGGAATTTGCTCATTAAGGATTATCTGCATAATGCTTTCTTCCTTATCCTTTGGAGCCATTTTGTCCCATAATGGGTCTTCTTCACTATTTGGTATAGGTGCTCCTTCTGTTACATCCACGCCAACTTTAGATTTTAATTCTTCTAACTCAGGCTTCGCAACCATAGCCCCATACCAATAATCCATTTGCCTCATCTTTTCAGATTTAGCTTCTCTATTAATGGTTTCTACAGTTGCCGCTAATGGCCTTGACAAGAACTCACCAACCATTAATTGAAGTTTCGTATTATGCGCCCGGTATGTAATAAATTTAGCCCGATTAGCTAATCCGTATGTTTTTGTCAAATAAGCAATACTAGCCGGATCTTTTAATCCATTGTAAGATCTAAATGACTCATTCATGTGGTTTCTGGTTGTATCAGAATACCTTAATATGTCTTGTGCATAATCTAAATGCAGAGAACCCCATTTAGCTGTTTTTTCTGACTCTGGAATTGTTTGGTCTGGAAACTGCCTCATTTATAACTTATTTTACCCAAAAATAGCTATAATTTGTTTACACAATACCAAATCCTTCAAAGTCCTCTTCTGGATTGGTCGGACGATTCTTTTCTAATTTGGCAACAAGATTTCCACTCTTATCATATTCCCATCCACCACCAAGGCTAAATGGATCATCTTCTAATTTATGAGAGTTATCCCTTGGAGAAGATCCATAACTAACATCTGCCACTAATGCTATACCATAAGCATCAGCTAAATCGTTATCACTACCAATTTCCACTTCATCAAAATTGCCCAACTGGTCAAGAAGATCAGGAAACCATATATTATGAACATAATCCTCTACAGCACTTTGCATTAATCCTAACATCATAGGCCTGCTATATGAATTAAGTGACATCCAATATTCATGAGTTTGGGTAGAGTTTTCAGCCTCAAATTTTGTTGGCCTTAGAGCTAGGTATTTACTGCAACCTAAATCTTTAAACATATTAATAATTCCGGAAGAACTAGCCTTATCGCCTTGAGTAGCTCCTATTAAATTATAGTAAACTGCCAGTTTAATACACATTTCAAAAAACAATTCTTTCCGTTTCGGCCTAGTACAAATAACTGCTATGGGCGCTCTTTGAAGATTTAAAGGATTGTCACTAGACGGAAGTATGTTTCTCCTTAATAAAACACACATTGCGCCTAGGGATTTTGATGATTTAGCTTCGTCCTGATCGTAAGGGTCAATTCCAGCACAATATAAGTGTTGGTAGTTTTTTATTGGATGGTATCCATTTAAAATAAGAACACAGTCCTTTTCATCATCTGTGTCTTTAGCCGGAATAGCCTTAACTTGAAGTGGAAATACTCTTTGACCATCTGCGCCTGTAACCCACTCTAATTTGTATTTAAGATATTTATCTCTTGAATTAGATAATTCATCTGATTGAGCGTTTATTTTAGCAATATCAAATTTATTACTAAACATCTTTCTAAATATCTCGGCCTGTGTAAGCGGATTGTTCTGTAAATGCTCTAAATATAATTTAAGTTCACCCTTTTTTAACTCTTCCCGCTCCTTCGTAATATCCTGTATTGCCGCATCAAAATCTTCACACCCTATCAACTGATATGGTTTATACTTCTTTGATAAATTTGGCGTTATTCCTATTACCTTTCCTTTCCTAGTTGCTCCACCATAATAAGGCTTCTTAAATCTCTCCCCGGTTAAAACAAACATGATGGCATTAAAGTCCTTAAGATTCTCAACAACAAACTTGAAGTCTTTAGATCCTTTGTTAATGTTACCACCGGTTCCAAATATATACATTACACCTACCTGAACTCCACCATCTGTTAAAGCGTCCTTAGTAGCTGAATAAAACTCCTTGAAATTTTCAAACTCACCAGCCTCTTCACAAATAACATCGTTGAGGTATGTTCCTTTTAAAATATTAGGATTGTTGTGCGCTGTTCTGATGTATATCTCACTCTTTATGCCTTTCTCTACGTCTTTACCATTTTCTACAACTACATAACCGGAAGTTATCTCCTCTTCATTTTTAGTTAATTGATTGAGTTTAAATTCAGGTACAAGTAAAGACTCAGATACCTTTAGTTTTTTAATAAAATCATCAGCATAGGTCTTTTTACCGGCAGCAACCCCAGCATGATAAGCCGGAATGAACCTGTATCCGTAATCCACTACAGCCTTCTGAAAGAACTCGGAAACGCCAGCCCTACGCTTCTTTGGCAATACTAGATTTAGATTGTTATCCTTACAAAAATCCACCAAATAAGCCAACTGCAAGTGCATGTCGCAAAAATCAGGGGTGATTACGCCGCTTACGGTAGCCATGGAGTTAAAATTCATGTAATAATAGAATCTTCCTGGCAAATATATCCCGCCAGTATTATATCCATTGATACATCTATAAAGTTGCTCAGTCCAGTACTTCTCATATTCTGGTGTTCCAATGCATCTAGGATTTCTTACACTATCGGCATAATCTGGTATGCCATATACAACTACAGGATTTGGGCAAAAATTCTTTCCCTTGATTAGAGGGAATTTAGGCAATGGCAAATCTTCATATCTCTTTCCTGCGTAATTCATTATGCCTTTTTAGATGTTATCGCAAAATACATTTTCTGATTAGACTGTAGTTTCTCAAGCCAGCTTAGTTTAACGCTGCCTTTAAGTTCGCCTTCGGTCAACTTCTCTTCTACAATCTCCGCCTCAATAGCCCTTATTGCTTTTCGGAATTTATCAATACTCTCCATGGTGTTTTTAATACCATTGCTAGAATTGTCCCCTGCCAAAATCAGTAACAGCTCATCAATTTTTCGATTGTACATCTCAACTAGTTCAATGTTTCGATTGTACTGTAACGACTTATATACCTCTATTGCATTCTTTATTTTATGAGGACGACTATTCTCATCTAGTAAATTTGGAACATTATCATTAAAAACATGCCATATAGCCTTTTGTACGCGTTGGCGTTCTGGAAATTGCCTGAAAATAGAATTGTAGTCGTAAGCCAGTATGATGAAAAGAATTTCCTTGTCAGTTAGTAGTCCTAGTTCAGGACTCAACTTTACTACGTCAGGATGAAGCAGGATGTTATTTTTTGTATCACAAAAAAATAGATATGACATATTACAAATATTTAAAAGTTGTTTTATTAGTTCTTTTCCCCCTAAGCATCATGGATAAATGCGACTCAGAGCATCCGAAAACTAATGCAGCACTTCTAATATTCGGAAAAACTTTTTTACTTACATTGCAAATAACTTTAACCGAAGTTGCTTCTGAAACAGCCTTTGTGCATTTGTCACTTCTTTTATTTAATCCGTTATCCCATGCGTGTTGACAATTTTCACTTCTTGTTGACCACTCTAAATTATATACTGAATTGTTTAGTTTATTTCCGTCAATATGATTAACGGTTTCTTTATTTTCAGGATTAGGAATGAACGCTAACGCAACTAATTTATGTGTTTTAAAAGATATTTTTTTTCCATTTTTATATATTGAAACTGTTAGATATCCAGTCCGATCTATGTGTTGCTTTAGAGACTTTTGATAGCCATTATTTCCATAGTTAATGCTTATAATTTCTCCCTTTTCGGATATTAAATATCCTAAATAATCACTTAATTCCTTCATAATAAATTCGTTTAAATAAAAAACCGGACAACATCTCGCTATCCGGCTCTAATTTAGTGAATAATATTACAAAGTTGTACTAAAAAATTTCTTCTGATTCAGGCGTTATGTTAATTGTGTTTGATACCATGTCTAAGATGTCACTTTTAAATGTTTCAAGTAATAATTTTACATCATTTTTAAGGTACATCACTGGTATAACATGGTTTTCAAAAGACTTCAATAAATTACCTTCCCATTTAGGGACTATCAAATCTATAAATAACCTCTCACACTTCCTTCCAGTAAGTTCCTCAAATAAATAGGCATAGTATGATAACTGAAAAGTAATTTTAGTGTATTTTGTATTTGGGAGATGCTGAAATGGCTCATTTAACCATGCCTGACCATTAACAGTAAATAAACTATCAACTCCCTTCTCAAAACACTTCCAGTCCCCTTTATGGAACCGGCTGTCTGCCCGATTGGTTACCATACATGACGCATCTGTACTTCCAGCTACCCTATAATTCTTGTTATATACCACAACCTGATTATAAACCTTGTTATAAGTATTGTACTTTTCAAGAACAAAAGGTATCAATTCCGTCAAATCATGATCTGAATCTAATATAGTAGCGCTTTGTAAGTATCTCTCCAAGGCATTGTCTATTCTTGTTCCCTGAACAGCTGTCTGCGCCCACTTTTGCTTCAGAAACTCAGCCGATTCTAATCCATACTTTGCAATGTTCTTGCTGACCTTATCAGCATCGAATTTTTTTACCAGCTTTCCATATAAAGCAGAAAACGAAATGTATTCGTTTCCTTCTGAGTCAAAATACTTGTGCTCATTAGGCTCTAAATACACCTCGTTCTTGAATAGATTATGAATCATATTATCTTGGTAAAGCTACTTTTTCTTTTAAAGGCTTAACCTCCGAAATCTCTTCAAACGTTAATTGCTCTTTAACCTCAGGCTCCTCTTCAACTTCTTCTACCTCTACATCATCGTTGATAAGAACAAATCCACCTTGTTTCTCAATAAACGTTGTGCAATACTCCATTTTCTCTTCTGTAGTCATCTCATTAAGTTCATCCATGGTAATTCCACCTCCTTTACCGCGGCGAATATAGTTAATGACCAGTTCCTCATCAGAAATTTTCTTAAGACCCTTAGTGTACTGATCCACTTCTTCAAGGATAGACTTAATGATGTTCATCACAGTATCAAAGAACTCATAATTATCAGTAGACTCAACTTTTGGAGTCGTGATAGTTTGAAACTTATCATCAAATACCCGGTTAGTAGCCTTAATCTTAAAGAACTGCTCTTCACCAAAGCCGAACTCAAAGGAAACAATGTCCGTATTAGACATCAGCGCCATCCGATCGTTCTTATTGGTGGATTCAGTAATAAGCCCACATACATCCAGAACGTGATAACGCAGCTCTTGGATATGGTTCTCTAAATCCAAGTGGATAGGATTCTTAAGGCCATCCTTAAATGTGTTGTTAGGATAAACCTTATTATCCTTAATAATTTCTTGTGTACCCTCAATTACAAGCCCTTTTAATCCAAGGCTACTTAGGGAAATTTTGCGAATTACTTTTTCTTTACTCATTTATGTTTGGTTTTAAATTGTTTTTCGTTTTATAGTTAATCTAAAAGTGCCGTCTCGGTTATCCATGAATTCCTGCATAGTTGGAATAATTATTGGCCTCCAAATACCGCCTCTTTTATCCACCACATACTTAACTCCTACTGGATAGATATTGCCTTTTTCTATATGAAACTGCCTTTGCTGGTACTCATCTTCACTAGCCATTATTACCTCCTTTTCCCCACATAATTTCTCTCATAGCATCAACAAAATCCTGCTCAGTTACAGTTGTTCCTTTTTCATTTCCAACAGAGTGTTCTTTATATGATAAATTACTCGAATCAGGAATCTGATGAATTATTCCATCTCCACCCTTAACTGGCTCAAGGGATAACAAACCTCTCTTAACCTTCTCCCAAGATACGGCAACATTAATGGCGCCCCCTTTACCAGTGGCAAACACAAATCCGTTGCCGTTATCAAAATGATAACATCCATCTTCGTATTCCTTTTCGAGCTTAGCTCTTAAATCAATTTCCCAATGTTCCATTGTCTTTAAAATAATATGATGAATTTGTAAATAAGTGTGTCTTGTCTATGTCTTTATTTTTCAGACTAACAGCCGAACGTTTAACCTCAACATGCTGTCTGCCATGTACGTTATTAGGATTTGTCCATTCAAAACAAGTGTAGTACTTGAATTCTAAAACCTCAAGATTTTCATTTGTAGTTAAATTTTTTATAAATGGAGCTTCATAAATCCATGTATCCTCAAATATAATAAAGTCTTTAAACAATAGCTCAGGAAATCCATCATGTACTTTCCAAACTTTACATCCTTTCATCAGTCAATACTTTATCGTTAAAATCGTAAATAATTTTGTCATCCATGTTTCTAAACACAATAACATGAACTGCTATTCGGCGGACATTCTTAAATCTATCCATACAATCCTCCAGCAACTCATTATCTCTATCTACATCTAAAGCAAATATAGAACAACTTACTGAGAAAGGCAACTTATTACCCCTGCTATCAAACGATAAATGCTCATCAGCCCATCTCGTAGCGTCAATTATAGGATCATTCTCTCCGTCACTGAATAGATCAGCAGTCTGTAAATTATAGTAGGACGTGTGTATTGAGTGTGGCTCTACTTGCATTTGCCTGTTATTAAAAGTGTAGTTACTAATTTTTTAAACTTACTGAAATTTTCTTTCTTTGAATCATTCAGCATCCTTTGCATTTCATTTTCTTGTTCAGATACGGAAATAACCCTTATCGGCCTATAAGAGCCAGGTTTAAGCATGTCCTCTATCTCCTGCATGTCAGTACTCTCAGTAATAGTTTCCTCCACCCATTCCTGATCCACAGGCTCCCAATATTCAAACTTAAACCCAGGCACAAACTCACCAAGAGTAGGCTTATAATATCCTTTTTCCATCAGTATATCTCGTATTTTATAATTAAGTAAATAACAAAAATAGCACTACTTACACACGGAATAGACAATAATAGCACCACCCATGCGCAAAAGTCACTGTCAACTTTCAATATCCTTTTTAACCAATTTATCATCTCCTGTTCTTTAAATAATACCTATAAACCTCATCAGCTATACTTACTATAGGACCATAAGGCCATCTAGTATGATTCCACAATATATAGTCAACATCCTCCTCATCAGCCTCCGGAAAATAATACATTATTATCTCCTCCGGTCTCGTATTTACACTTACTTTCAGTTCCGTCATGAGGTAGTTATACGATAAATATTTTTATAAGGTTACAAAATAATTTCTAATTCTTCTCCCGTGATAGCGAAGTATAGGTTCTGTAACTGGTGGACGTAATTAAGCTTAATAACACCATATAGCAACTCATAAGCAAAAACCCTGTTCAGCCTAAATCCAGCCTTAAAATAATCGCCTGAATGTGCATAAAACCCAAAATTCACCAACCAATCATAGGTGAGTGGGATGGGAATACAGCAGTCATAGGAACATTGACCATCATCAGCCACGCGAGTTTTATAAGAACATAACGTGCGTCCTAATGCATAAATAGTAGATAATTCTCCATTATAGCTATTGTTAAAAAAGTTTCCTATCCTTAATTCGCTTGATTTCATAATTCTTAATCAGGCATCTTGCCCGGCTGCTTAATCCTATTTTTGTCAATAAACTTAAAATCTTCGTCTCTAAACCCAATAGAAGAACCATGTAAATACCACAATCCTAATCTCGAATGACTCGGCATCCACAGGGCCACCAAAAACTCCCCCCTAAAATTAACCCAGTAATATCCTTCTTTTCTTTCCATCATAAACCAAATTTGTAAGCTTTTGAAACTCTATCAGATTCTTCCTCCTGATTTTCATCAACCTCCCACAACAATGATCCGTCATTAAGATACATTCCACTAACCGGCACACCATCAATAACCCAAATGTAACAAATTCTATGAAAATCATTCACCTGCATAACCTCATCCATATATCCATAATCAGGATAATTCTTAACAACATGACAAAGCCAGTAAATACCGTTACTATCTTTTTTCCTGACACGGGCACTATAAACAAGACCGTTTGCTATTCTTAATACTTTTATTTGTGGATATATCTCTTTCATGCACCATTATACTTATATACACACCATAAAGTTACACTTATCCAAATATTTATTTTATGTAGCAAAAAATCATGAAAAATTTTTTATAAAAATATTTAAAGAGACGGTACTATGTACCCTGATTCCAACTTATAAAATCCGCCTGCCGCTACCGGGGGCTTTTGTTTTTGGTGAATTTGGACTGTAATCAAAAAAGATGGAATTAAATAGATGGTTTGCGAGGGATGGCCGGCTGATGTATGAGATTTGGCGATGCCAGGCGATTAGATTTAGATAGATGGCTGCCTTTGGTAAAATGTGAATTGGATAATCGGCGGCTGATACAATCATGCATAACGAACGAAGCCAAACTATATGCCTGGCTTCGTCAATCATTCAATCTTAATTTTATTCTTATCTAACTAGAAACACGCTTTTATCTCGAAGGCATAACGGATCATGGTTTAACTACTTCTTCATGGCTTTGTTTGTTTTGGTTTAACAATTGAATTTATACCAATTATACGCTTATTACAAGCCAATGTTACACTAAAATGTGATTTTAACATATTTATCTTTGGTTGCCTCTTATCATTCAGATTTGCCGCTCATCACATTTAACAGTTAAAAACAGAGTTTGGCACGGTATATAAAAGGTTACATTATAACTGTTAAAAATTCGTACAAATTTGTAATATTTTGGTTAGATTATTTGATCATTAAATGATTATCAGTCAATTAACCAATAATTAGCGTTAATATTCGCCGGTTTAACCATAAAATAGTACAAACGGCAACATAAAATGATGAGCGGTTATTACACTATGTAAATTGTTAGGTTATTGCTTATAACGGTTGTATCTTCGAGTAAGGAAATTAACCAACTAATAAACGAAATCATGGAAAGCAAAGAATTAACACCTAAAGAGCAATTAATTGAAATGATTAGCTCTTGCTTAGAAAAGCATAAAGAAGATGAGAATATGCCAGAAAATCCTTATTACAATAATGAGGCCCATGACGATGAAGAAGAAATATTCCTTTTTTATGAAAAGCACTTCGGAGACTTCTACAATTTACCAAACTCTGAGGAACATGGTGATTGGCTTCTCAAAGCTACGCCGGTAGAATTTTGGCAGTATTATTTGGATGTTATTATGCCTTTACTTTAACCCAACTATATAAACCTTCTAAAAACAGAAATCATGAAATACACACAAGACCAATTAACCGTTATTCGTCAAATAGTTGACCACGGAACTGCAAACATCTTAAACAGAATAGATGATAACTTTATCGGCCATGAACTTCATAACGCTATATATAATGAAGACTATTTCATTATCGGCACACATGAGGCCAAACAAACACTTAAAAAATATGATGTATTTGAGGCTATTGAGAAAGTTTATGAATACCAAAAAGAAACTTTAGGCATAGACGAAGTTTGTATCAATCCAGAAACCATTGTTAACCTGCTAGACTATATTATCGGCGAAGAAATCCTACACAGCTGTAAAACAATCACCAAAAAGTGGGACAAACACCTAACAAAAAAAGACCTTAAAAAGGTTATTCTGGAAATGTACCAAGCTATTGATAATCTTTAAACGCCAAAACACCACTTTCATTGAGTGAAATTTGTATAACACCCGTTTAAACGCTACCAAAAACCATTTTCACTGAGTAAACAAACCAATTATTAACGCTTTTTATCCCATTCGCCATGAGAAACCAGCCTAAATTAACCCCGACTAACGCCTTTATACGCGCTCAAATTATTAGCTGCATAATCGACAACGCCTTAGCAAACAGTCCAGATATTGACCCTGTTAGCCTATTCGATAGTCTCCACGAACTTGAAATTGACCAGCTAAACCAGCAATTATACGACCTAATTCTATCCCAGGAAGAGCGTCTAATGTCCGTCCTATGGCCTAAGTAAAGTAGCCAAATTAAGACATAAACCATTGATAATTAAATTGTTAGCATGCGGGAGGTATATAATACACCTCATTATAATAACTGGCTTAGTGTGATTTAATTGTTGGTGTTTGATTATTGAAATTATTGGATAAACGAATTAAAAAACTAAATGTTATGGAAACTACAAAGAGAGTAAATAAAACAGTTATAGTTAAGGTAATACAACAGTATTATGGTTTTGGCTGGGAGGATGTTAGTGAGTATGATACTAGGGAAGATGGATATAGAGAGCTGTTGAGACATGATGTTAAAGAGTATCGTCTTACTGGTTATAGTACTAGGGTTATAAGTAGGAGAGTTCCTAATAAAGAATACAAAGAATAATTAGGGCGTTACCCTAGCGGGTCAGGCTTTCCGCTTCAATCTCACGCAAAAGGGCTGGCGTGAGGATTTACGCTTCAATCCTTAACGCGTGCCGCCGAATTAACACATAAAAATTAACATTTAAACATAGAAATCATGCAAAAAGAGGTTTTTAAAACAAAAAAACAAGAATATAAAAGAAGTGCTGAGGTATTTGAAAAGATATTTAAAGAACAAGGCACATATTATGCACTCGCGTTTCTTTACGATAGTCAGTATACAAGGGATGATATTGGTAAAATAATGGAATTTATATACCCTAAAAGAAAAGACTAAATAGATACTGGAGCTATAACGCAACCTTTAACAAATCAATTAAGTATGAATCAATTAAAAATATAAGCCATGAAAGTAGAAGACTATAAAGCAGTGCTCGAAGCCTGCAATAACACCATCATGTTAGCTAAAGAAACATCTAAGCTTCATACTGATACACCCATTATCCAATCCTACTGCCTTAAAATGATCTTCAATGCATCATCAGCGCGCGCCGCCGTAATCGAAAAGGCTAAAAAAGAATACCCCATTTATAACTGGCTTAACGAGGCCATAGGAGAGGTAAGCCCTTTAAGCAACGTGGACTCCAATACAGGTAAATCTACGCTCAGAGAGGCTAAAATAAGGGAATTAGTGCCGGTTTCACCTAATAGAGCTGGTGATGGCATGCCGCCGAGTGCTGGGAACTAAATAAGTCCCGGAGTTATAATACAAAATCAATATAAACCTAAAACATAGAAATCATGGTAAATAAAACAACAGAAGGCACTTGGGAATTAGGCTTCGAATGGGCAAAATCTCAATACACTAAAGCTCAATGGATTGAAATACAAGCAAATGGCAAAAAAATCGGCCAGTTTAACGGCATGCACTACGATATTCCAGAGGCTGAGATGCATGCTAATGCTAAGATAGCGGTAATGGCGCCTCAAATGCTGGAAGCTATTAAAGATATACAAACAATTTCTGACAGCCCCAGCATACACCATGATCCCGAGCTGTTGAAAATATGGACAATATGCAATAACACACTTAAGCTTCTCGAAAATGCCACAGGAAGCCATTAAACCCCTATCTGAGAGGGAATATGTTACTCCATTAGAAGTAAAGTACATTCAAGAGTACTGGAGCTATAATGCTAACAGAGGTCAATTCAACTCAGATTTATACGAAAGAGTATTAATCGAAAAACAAAAACAAGATGAAAAAGACATTTAAAATAGTTATGCTACCTAGTGAAAAAGCATCAGATATAACATTATCACCATTAAAAACTAAATTGCGATTTAAAGATGAGCATAAGCTAAATAGTGATAAGTATCAACACCTCTATATTATTTCTGATAAAGAAATTAAAGAAGGAGATTGGTATATTCATTATAATAGCTTTACAAAAGATTATATCATCTTCAAAAGCAATGATGAATTTAATTCTAGTAATAACCCTAATGTCATAGACACAAGACCAAATATACATACTTATTGGAATAAAAAATTAATAGCATCCACAGATAAATCTTTACAAATAAGATTTGAAAAACTCAGTCAATTCCATGGAGAACACATAGCAAAAGATTTACCTCAGATTCCTGAATCATTTATACAAGCTTATATTAAAGCTTACAATGAAGGCAAGCCTATTACTGAGGTTGTGCTAGAAATGGAAGATTTCGGAAGAGAAGAGTGGCATGGATCTAACGAGGACGGCGAACCAGTTTGGCATGAGGACATCAGAGTAAGCACAAATCCGGATAACACCGTTATTATTCAACTATAACACACATCCAATGACCCATAATACCTACATAATCATAGACGGCGCCCAGATCACCGCGGACATAGACTTCCAGTACTATAAAGAGGATGGCGTTAAAACCATTGTAATAGACTCAATTAGATCTGGAGCTATAAGGGTGGAGTCTTTAGTTGACTCCGCCGAATTGAAAGCGCTGGAAGAGAAATTAATAGACGCCTATGAAAATGCTCACTTCTGGTATTGGGAGAATCTTAAATTAGAAAGAGAAATTAACATTTAAATAATATAAATCATGACAGCAGAACAATTTGTTAAAAAGCACTATCCAAATGCAAGATGTGAGAAACAAAAGACGAACGGCGGCGAGTCTTACTACCTCATAAGAGATGGGAGAAACACTATGTATATGGCGTCCGGAAAAACTAAAAGCAACGCATGGTCGAACGCGAAGAAAACAATTAAACCAATAAATACATAAAAATCATGGGAAAACATACGAGTGGGCCTTGGAAATTCTATCATTCACCGCCATATATCGGCGTTTCGGGTCACGATGACTATTGTGTTCACGAAGAAAAACAACATAGCGGGAGTGATTTAGAGATTCAAATCGCAAATTCCAAATTAATGGCTGCTGCACCAGACTTGTTGGATGCGCTTCAAATGTCAAATGAAATAATTTTGAGGCTAATTTCCGGCAAAAAAATTAATAACCTAGACGAAGCCATTGCCTACAATCAATCTATAATTAAATCTGCTACCGAAACACAATAGCATCTATGTCATCCAAACCTTTGAAAACGGGATTAACGTAATAGTTCTTCCCGTTTTTTCCTATGGCTCCTTTTATATCCAATCGCCGGATTGTGCCTACGAATGTATTACTATTCATCCCTGCCAGATTCATAAGCTCTGCCTTCAGGTATTTATTAAGGTGAAACGGCTGGAATAAGCCCTTATTAACTAGGATTTGCATCATCTTTATCTCGTTGTCAGCCGTGATGCCCATGCGCCAGGCTATGATTCGGATGAACTCATTTAGTTTTTCTTCCTGGCTTACGCTTATTACCTTTGATTTCACCTTTCCTTAAGTTAATATTAGTTCTTAATAGCTCTTTATCTACTTTTTCCTTTATTCCATCGCAGTATTTAGCAAGATTCGCCGATATATCATCCGAATTAACTATCCTCAAATATTCTTTCATAATCTTCTTACCATTAAATAACCTGTAATTAGAGTTATACACCATGAAAGGGTTAATCATATACCATCCTTTAAGGCTTAATTTGACCAGTAAGCCATTCTCTACCAAATAGACGTAAGATTGCCTCACCATTGACGGTGACGTGCTGTAATGTGTCTTATCTGCCTTGTAATGATTTTTAGCATGCTCTGCCGCCTTGCTGAACTGACTCATAAGCTTAGTACTGTACTCAAAGCTACCTGATGAATCAGACATAAAGACCAGGAAGTTAAATAGTGCCCACTGATTAGGATGGATAGCCAAGGCCATGTTGGTATAATGCCTGGTAAAGCACCGGGTAATAGACTGCGGAGACAGCTCTTGTTTAATTAATAAATCCTTTAATACGGCTGACTCTGCCTTTCTAGTGTTTCCAAGCCTATTTAATCCCGGCATAACATAGCGCTTTTTAATATCTCAAGGCAAAGTTCTCCAGGTATTTTCGATCGTTCATAGCTACCTTTCCTCCCCTGAGTTCCTGTTTTGCTTCCCCTGGGAGCTGGCTCATGATGGCACTTCCTATTGCCATTCTTACATACGGGTCTAGGAATCCACTCAAAATCATTGGTAAATATGTCTGTAGGCTTAGCCCTATCATCCCCATACTGGCAATACCAAACCGTACGCCTTATGAAATCCTTCATAAATGGCATCTTACGGAGCATGCCTCGTGGATTCTCAATGTAAAATTTAAGGTTAGGATTAATCAATAACCACTCCTGAATCATACAAATAAAGTGCTGATTTACTTTGTCACACTTCTTAGCATACTCCGACTTAGGCTCAGTACCATTACGGTGTGTTGATATAGCGGCTATAGTGTATGTTGTGCAGTCCGGCGATGCCCAAACCAAATCAGGGACAAAAGGGACATCGCTTATAGACATGTCTTGTATATCTCCAACCCAATTTATCTTGTCATAAGGATGCCAATCTACTGAGAATACATTCATACCCATAGACTCAGCGGCTTTACCAACAGATCGGCTACCAGCAAAAAACTCTACTAGGTTTCGAGTGTTATTTTCAGTACAATTTTGCAATATTTTTGACATAATTTAGGTATGATTATTACTATGATAGTGCAAATATAGGTATTTACGCTAATAACCAATCATATCAAGGGATATGCTTTGCCGGTTTTTAGGGCTAAATAGCGTAAATACCCTATGGTTTTAATTATGTTTAGGGTGTTTTTGTGGTTTAAATTAGTGAATTACTAACCTACGCTGCCATTTACCCTGTTCGGAATCATCTATACAATATGTATAATTAAACTCCTTTAAGGAAGGATTTTCTAACTCTAAAGCTTCTTCAATTTTATTAGTTTCGAAACATGGAATCTCATCAGAAATGTTAATTTCTAAATCATCATACCATTTTCCGCTTTCTTTGTAGGTTGTTACTGTTACTTTCATGTTATTCTATTTTAGTTAAGGTTAATTGATGTTTGTCCAGAAACCTATCCGGATTTTTCTTGTACTCTGTGATTAGCTGGTTAATGGATATAATATGATTCATTGATAATTTACTCAAATTCTCTACTAAGCCTTTAAACTCCTTCATACAGTTAATAGTGAATTGCTCATCAGCATCAAATATCTTGGGAAGCTCCTTATTAAGGATAGACTCTAAATCTTCTGATAAGCCCTTACAACGGTTCCTTATCGACTGCCGGTAATGTGGAGTTCCCTTTAGGTCTTCCATGTATGCCGACATAAGCTCTGCGCAGATAACTACGTTTACATAAGTGAATAGCTGCTTCTCAGTCATTATGCTTATCCTCCCTTATATCCTCAATATCGTAGTGATCGTATAAACTGTCATATTCCTCCTCTTCCCTGCTTGCTATCCATGTTAATAAAGGAATAGCTACTAAACCAGCACATAAGAACAGCGGCCATGCCTCCAATATAATGCCGCATGCATATTCTAAAAAGTTACTCATTTCAGTGCTATTAAGATTATTCCTGTATCATAATTATACTCAATGTCGCTCACTTTATAGTTATTGCTATCTATAACTACCCGTGCCATTAATGGCGGAATAGGCGTATTATTTGTCGTGGTTTGCTTTAACAACTGCATTTCTTTGCCTTGTTCAAATTTTAAGAAGCTTATTACCATCATTGTTTAGGTTTTTTAGTGATTAAAATTTACGTTCTAATTCCATTCGCTTAATACATTCAATTGGCGTTTCATTTGGAAATAATTCATAACCACAACCAATGCATCCGCCTTTCCAGCTTCCTTTTCGTTTACCAACTTCTTTTGAGAAATGAATGTCAATTTGCCTTCTTTTAGAAGCAAATAAACTAGTCCATTTTAACCACTTAGGTCTCCATTCGCGCTCATCGACATAAATAGTAGTGGGTATAACCTCTCCATCATAAATGTCAGTATACTCGTAAGTCCACGACTTTTGTTTTTCTTTCCACGAATCTCCGTAAAAACTTTTCCTGTTTCCTTTTGTCTCATGTTCCCATGTGCCATCTTTTAATAGAATAGATGTCCTTACCCATTCTTTTGTCAAAAATGGAATATTCCAAGTCCACCACTTATTACCCCCATTCATATTTCCTTTTCCTCCACGATAAATCCAAAATGTATTACCATGAATGGAAATACCATATTTCGGAGAATCACACTCATCAGTCCATTTGTTTCTAAATGGCAAAATAAATTCTAAGCTAAAAAATATTAAGTCAAGATTAATCCTTGGACGATTATCAAAGTAACCACACTTCTCAAAGCTAATATCAAAGTACCAGCCCCAGTAGAATATTATCCAGTCGGTTTGTTCATATTCTTTTTCGTTAAATGTGTATATATGATAGCAATTGTCTCTTTTTTTAATTTTCATATTTTAGTTGTTTTGAGTTGTATGTGATGTAAAGTTTGAATCTCCATGATCTGCCCCGACTATTTTATCAAATTGTTCTGAAACAGTAATTAACATCATGGCATTTTTAGCTGTAGTTTCAGATAGCAAATTCATCATATTGGCAGTATCTGAAATCACCTGCCGCCTCTTTAACTCATCGTTAAAATCTGATTTCTTAGCCTTAAACCGAATGCTGTCGTGATTTAGTTTAGCACAAGAATATGAAGGTGTTATTTCCAAAATAAACTCGCTATGACCCGGAGTATGTAAAACAATAGACGCGGCGATATCATAATTTTTTAATATAGCCTTTATTTCTTCGGCTGCCTTTTTAAGTTTTGGAGAAAATTGCATGGTTGTTTTTATTGGTTATACTATGATTTCTTATTAAAGGTTACATTATTATCCTTAATCCTTCCGGACTTGTCACCCTGCTTAGCGCCACATATAGCTGTCCTGGCGCAAACGTAGGCCTCGTTAAATCAACAGTCACTTCGTCAAATGTCAAACCCTGACTCTTATGAATACTCAGCGCATAAGCCAGTCTCACCGGATATTGTATAATGCTGCCAAGATCCTGTAGTTCTAAGCTATTAGTGGCTGTATTTAACACATATTCTTTCTTGGTAAACTCCATCATATTCAGCTTGTAATCCGTTCCATTAACGTGTATATAATAAAGCCCGTCAACAGCGATGAATATTCCTAACGTGCCATTTCTAAGAGGATTATCCTTACTATTAGCCAGATACATTACTTTACATCCGTGTTTTAACTTCAGCTCAGCCTCCAAATTAAAATCCTCAGGCTTAACAGTACCAGTTATCTTAGCATGAAACGTCAATTGCTCTGTGTCAAGCGACGCTAATCCATCAACGTTATATCTTTCAACTATATTATTGTAAGGTGCCAGCACAACGCCTTTATTAGCTTCCTTGCCAATAAACTTCCTGAAATACTTTACCTTCTTATCGCCATTCCTAATCTTATTTAGGTTGTCTATAAACTCAATATCGGTCTGCCTTAATATCTCGTCAAGGTTAACCACTTCTACATTTAGATTATCGTATATCTTAGCATAGGTGAAATTTTCTCCATCGTAATCCCTATAGAGTACAGCTCTCGAATTATCATTCAGAACAACCGGCAACTGCTTTAAATCCCCTACAAATATAACCTGCCTTTTATCAAGGCCCTTTAGCCCGTTCTTCAAAAGCGTCCAGTTCATAGCATCTAATATATCCGGCCTCATCATACTCACTTCGTCAATAAAGAATGTCTCTATCTCTGCCAGTAGCTTTCTCTTATGACTTGTCAGGAACCGGCAGGACTCATAGTCCATGATACCGAAAGGATTAAGCCCGAACATAGAATGTATAGTCTGTCCACCGATATTATTAGCTGCTATGCCAGTAGGTGCCAATGCCACAAACTTAACCCTCTTCTCCTTTAAGAGCTTGATAGCCTCCATAACAACAAAAGACTTACCGGTTCCTGCCTTGCCTGTTAAGAATACATTCTCACCAGCTAATACAGAGTCTAAGAATACTTGTTGTTTGGTTGATAGTTTCAGTTCCATTAAGCTTCAATATTATTTTCAACAGAAGCTTCCACGAAATTTTTCATGAAAACAAGCAAAGCATCTTTGTATGAAACTTTTTTGGAATCAGCAGCAGCAGCAGCAGCATAAGCAGCAGCAGAACGTTTTTCTTTTAAAAATTCAATCGTACATTTGTCGTTCAAATAATCTTTAGCGGCCTCAATAGCCTCTCTAGGCGCTTTATTGTCCGGATACTTAGCCTCGTAAATGCTCAATACAACTTCCGCACATCCAATAGCAAACCACTTCTTTTCAAGAGTAGTCATGTCGCATTTATTACGCAGGAACCACGACTTGTCTTTTAACGGAATCTCACTGTCCAATATATCATTGATAGTAATTTCCGGTTTAGTAATAAACGATAATCCATCAACTTGTGATTTATCATAACATCCTTTGTTTTTAAGGATTTCGGCTGGTGTGAATTTTTTTTCATGGCGATTAGATTTTTGGTTTTTATGTTATTTAATGTCTAGTATTGAAGCGACTTCTTTCTTTATTTCTTTTTCTATATACATAATAGGCTTATACTGTTAGTTTATTAATAAGGTTACAATTATTAGTTATCAAACCAGAATACTATTCTTACATCCTCAGGATCACCAAGCGACTTGAGCATTTCCAATTCATAAAAATATCCTACTCCAAGGTTCTCACGGTATGTCACAATAGTTCCTTCACCCTCTTCAGCGATACAAGCTCCATTGCTCCCTGAGACACTTCCATCTTCTCTATAAGTTGTCCGGGTAATTCGCCTATTCCAAAAAGTTTTATCATAATCAAATTCCAACAACTCTTTTAAAGTAAGCCATGACTTAGAGTGATAATCGTAATCCTCTTCAAGACGTTTCTTCTCGGTACAGGGTGAAGCTTTACCGAATGGCCCATAATAGCCATCTTCCACTTCTTTATTCAAATACTCGCTATCATCCGGCAATCCTCTAGGCTCTGATATTGGCTCGCAATGATCGTAGTTTCTAACGCCTGCCAAAAAGGCAAATAGAGAATAGCTTCTCCAATCAAAAGGAGCATTAGTTTTACCGACGTAATCTGATTCTACGCCAAATGCTTTCTCTGTTACTTTTTGCCACTTGCCTTCTGTTCTTACTTCGGCAAATGAATGAATGTCGCATCCCATAGTTTTATTTTTTTATGTTTATATTACAAGTTTGTACTGTAATTAAGTGAGAAAGGTTACAACTATTTATATAATTCAAAAGCATTATCATAAGCAGATTTAGCCTCCTTCTCTGTAAGAAAATATCCTAAATGAATACTTTTTTTGTAATAAATAGTAGCCTTCCATTTACCAGTTCTTTTTAGGAAGTAAACACCTACAGACTTGGATAAATTGCCTCTTTTTAATCTGTCTTTTGAAGTGTTTTTTCTAGCAGATACAATTTGTAAATTTGAATAGTGGTTATTAAGCTTGTTATTATCTATGTGATCTATTACTTTATCATATCCACAGGGAATATGATTTAAATAGTGAATAGCGATTAATTTATGTATTCTAAAAATCTTAGCTTTTCCATCTTTAAGGAGAGCGACATGTAAATATCCGCACGAGTCAGTTTGAGGTTTAAGAAATATATTTCTTTTATTACTATAAACCCTTCCATCTTCATAAAGGATATAGTTAGGATATGAATTAATAGTTATCATAGTGATGCATCGGATTAAATAGTTTCATTTTTTTGACACACATTTTAAATTAAAAAACATAAGAATTTGTCATGCGTAAAATAATACTTCCACCTGTGTACCAAGTGCCTTTATTGTGTGCTACATAGTCCTTAGCATAATTATTATGAAACTTTTTTGATCTAGTCTCAGAACCGATTATGCGATAGTTAGTGATCCTTTTTAATAGGTTATCTTCACACAGGGAATTAATTATCCCCTGTGCTTTACCAACTGAACATTTGAATTTTGTAGCAATTAATTTAATAGATACCGTATATTTCTCTGAGGCATTCGGGAGAAGCGCAACGTCCTTCAAATTTCTTAAAGCCTTTTTAGCTTTCTTTAATTTATGAAGTGCGTTTTTGCCCATCGGATTGCTTGAATCCTCCTTTTTGGATATAAGGTATCTAAACTTTCTGTCTCCATCACACAGTATTTCTCTATGCAACAAAGCAATCATTTTTTTTATTGGTAATGCAGAATCAACCATGATAGTTGCCCACTTGTATTTACTTTGAACTTTAGTGAATTTCGTGAATATAAGGCTTGTTCCTTCCATCCTGGCATACCCATTAGCAATGGCCCAGTCAACGTATTTCTTAACACTGTTACGGCTTATATAGCAGGATTTGGATAGTTTGTAAGGTGAGTAATTATGAACGCATCCGCTGACGTATATGCTCTTTAACTTTATTAATACACAAAGATGACGAATAGTTTTATCCTCAATCATTTGCTTAATAAGAAAGTAAGAAATATTCATAACCTCATAAAAACAAAAAGACCTCCCAGAGTTTTAGCTGTGGAAGGGCTTTAAGGAGGTCTTTTGCCAAACTTTCGTTTGAAAATTCTTATTGTTATTTATGCCTTCCACAGCTCAAATAACCAGACAAATTTAATCCTTTTTTTAATATCAGCCAAATAAATTTATTTTCAGCACAAATTTGCAATATTTTTCTACATTTGTATCAGCGGTGACTAAATGCCTGCTATTAAAAAACATACAAATATGAAAAGTAAATTAACTTTCGACATCAATGCTGACAACGAAGCCATAATCATGGCAAACATTATCCTCTCAGAAGACGTAAGGGATAAGATTGCAAAGAGATTCCTTGAGAAGCTAGGCGGCACAGGAAGCCTAGT